AGCTCTCTCCAGTTCCAGGCCTGGTCGAACTTCGTGTACCTGGATCAGTCTGAGCGCGACTACTTTGCCAAGGCGCCCCAGAACGACCTGCTCATCACTCAGGTGCAGCGTGTGGTCCTGGGCATCAACCCAGTTCAGGAGTTGGCCCTGGCTCAGCCCGTTAAGTTCCTGGCCTTCCCGTGCGTCAACTACGGTCAGATCTACGCCAACGGTGTGGGCTCTCTGAACGCCTCTAATTACCAACTCAAGACGCAGGTGAACGGCGTGGATGTTGGCGACTCTCGGGCCCTTATCCACTTCTGTGATGTTCCCCAGTACTACAACACACCCTTCGGCTACGTGCATAACAACAGCACCGCCAACGTGGCCATCATTTCTTACTGTCTGGACACCTCCAAGCTCCAGCCCACGGGCACGCTGAACTTCAGCCGTCTGGATACCTTCCGTATCGTCGTGCCCCCGACTCTGCCTAGCGGTGTTCTGGGTCTGTACAACACCAACATCACGAGCGGGTACCCCACGCCTTACCTGTACGCGGTTAACTATAACATTCTGCGTATCCAGAACGGGCTCGGCTCAATATTATATGCCAACTGAATTTTTTTCTGCATAAAGAATAGACACCAGGTTTTAAAATGGAAACTCTTAAAAAGTGTAGCTCGTGTGAAAGAGGCCCTCAAAAACTTGATCAATTTTTGGACAAATTTGGTCGTCCCTGTTCAACATGTCTCAAGTGTCGTATACGTTCAAGAAGAAACAGAAAACCACGTCCACCAAATAGACAATGTGAAATATGTACGAAACAGTCCGTTTTCAACTTTCCAGGAAAAACTCTGGGAATCAGGTGTGTCGAACACAAAGAAACTGGAATGGTGAATGTAGTTCAGAAAAACTGTGAACACGAGGGATGCACAAAGCAACCCTGCTACAATTTACCAACCGAACACTTTGGTAAATTCTGTGCAACGCACAAAACCAAGGGTATGGTGAACGTCCGTGAACGTCGATGTGAATACGATGGATGTATCAAGAAACCTTTTTATAATTTACCATCAGAAACCAAAGGACGTTTCTGTAAGGAACACAGAGAGAATGGAATGATTGATGTTCTCAGTGATTTATGCAAACACGATGAATGCAACAAAAGAGCAACTTTCAACCATACAGGACAAAAGCCTAAATTTTGCGGAATTCACAAGGAGGATGGAATGGTTGATGTCAAAACTCGCAGATGTGAATATAACGGGTGTATGACAGTTCCTGTTTTCAATTTACCGGGCGAGAAACGAGGTCGTTTCTGTTTAAACCACAGAGAGACGGGAATGGAGGACGTGAAGAACAAGAGATGCAAAACACCCATGTGTGATATTATACTTACCGGAAGTTCAAGAGATTATTGCGCTCGATGTACCTCTTACATGTTTCCAGACCAACCCTCGTATTTTAAGACGAGGGAAATGAAACTCAAGGAGTATCTCACGCAGCAGTATCCAGACAAGACTATAACGCACGATAAGCACGTGGAGTGTCATAGGTACCGTCCAGACTTTGTGTTCGATATGGGAAGTCACATAATTGTTATTGAAATTGATGAGAACCAGCACAGGTCGTATGATACTTCATGTGATAACAAGCGTCTTATGAGTATTTTTCAGGGTCTCGGGTCTCGACCCATGGTCATGGTTCGGTTCAACCCAGACCGGTATGATAACGTCCAGGGATGTTTCAAACGAGACGGTCAACTTTCAGGTACTGGTCAGGAGTGGAAGAAACGTACAGGCCGACTCAAGGAATGTATAGACTATTGGATCGGTACCCAGCCGGATCGTGAAATATCAGTGGAGCATCTTTTCTTCGATACAGACAGGTGAAAAATGCACTGGATCTTCTTGGCTATCATCGCGTGTCTCATATTTATGGCTTCGTATAACCCTCGTACGGGAAATCTGAATAAATTTTTTGCCCCGGAAACATCAGTAGATGGACTCGTTCCTTCGAGAGCGGCACAAAGCGATCGCAATACCGATGAGTAAAGTGAACGACATACAACACTTTCTGATCGTCCACGACCGGCGATACAGAGAGTGGACGTTTGTCACAGGCGGGTGTCGCCGACGCGAGGTCTACAATCCACTTCGGTGTGCGATTCGAGAACTCGAAGAAGAAACACGCGGGCTCATAAACTTAAAAAGGGGGTCCTACTCCTATTTTAAGTTTACGACAAACACACCTGAACCACGGGATGTAGAGGATGGCGTCGAAGTCCTGAATCATTACCACGTCTATGTATTTAACTTACCTATGACATCCACCGAGCACCGCCATATTATTAAAAGGTTTATCGAGGAGAAAAAGAAAATGGAAGGGTCCGAGGTTCCTTTCCGTAAAAATTACGATGAAAACGATGAGTGTCGGTTCGAGACGCTCGGGAGCATAGCCCAGTGTCCAAACCTGTGGCCTATGATACGTCAGCACGTCCTTGGGAACCCCGAGTTTACTCAGGCTATAGAGACGACCCACTGGACCCCTTTTAACTTGAGGGAGTGACCCCCCCCCCCAGTCCCGAAGGGACTGTGTTCTAACTCGCATTTTAATTTCCATCTAAAATTCAGAAGATGACCCGCTCAAAGACCGAGTTGGCGATCATCCTTGTCAAGCTTCAGGGTGAGATTACAGACCCAAAGAAGATTGAGAAGGAGGCGGCAAAGCTTGCGAATGAAATGTCTCTCATGAAGTTGTGTTATGAAATTCAAAAGGTGGAGGAAATGACCCACTCGGATGAGCCGAAGGCGAATCCGAGTGTTCAGCCAGAGGCCCCTAAAAATGATGAAGAAACCCCCAAAGAGTCAGAGGAGGCCCCCAAAGAGTCCGAGGAGGCCGCCCCGGTTGAACTCACGAAAAAGGAAGAGGCTATTGTTGAGGAACTCAAGGCGCCAGACCAGTCAACTCCCAAGCAAAAACACAAACACATTCTGTCGTGGCTTTTGGACTCTTCAAGTGATGAGGAATAGAACCAGTGAACCCGCAGGGTTCACTGTGACCCGAGGTTGTTTTGGAGTTTAAAGGTGTGAACACCTTTAGGACTAATGTCCATAGAACGTTGGCGCGTTCCCCATGGGCCAGGAAGTCATGTTTTGATGGATGGAGGAATCCTCCATGTGCCCCCGGAAGAGACCCTGGACTTCTACCGAGAGTACATAGAAGCGATCAATTTAGGAACAAAATTGTATGTCGTCGAACAAAAGACGGAAAACTTTAAATTTTTCGTCGACTTGGACTACAAGGCCGAGACCAAACTATCAGATGAAGACCTTGTTCAATTTTGTTCTATAATTCACAAGGCTCTTGAAACGCCAAGTCCTTGTCTTATCGCTCGAGCCAGACCGAGATCCATAGGTGAAAAACTGATCAAGTCTGGAGTTCATATACATTGGCCTAACCTCACCGTATCTCGGACCCAAGCCATGAATTTAAGAACAAAAATAGTGACGAGTTTGGCGGCAGACTTTCCCTTTGATTGGGACAAGGTTATAGATTCTTCAGTCTATGGTGGGTCAGGTCTTCGAATGTTGTGGTCGCATAAGAAACCCACAGGTGACCCGTACGTCCCTTGGCGGTCCTTGGACGGTCGAGAGTTTTCCAAGGTTCCCGACACAGAAACTCTGACACTGTTTGCAGTCCGAACAGACGAAGAAGCGCCTCAAACAGAAGTCTTGGGGGATACAGGCCCACTCGAGGACTTTGTTCAAAAGTACATGGATGGTCAGAGTCGATCTCATATCAAAAAGGTCCAACGTGCAGGTCAGAACTGGTGGTATGCTCAGACGGATTCCAAATTTTGTGAAAGAATTCGAAAGGAACACAAGTCGAACCATGTATGGTTCCAAGTGAATTCAGGTCGCATTTCACAGATGTGTTTTGACGAGGAGTGTGCCGAGTTCAAAGGGACGGAACATATTCTTCCTCCATCTATAGTAGAGCAACTCAAAGATGTTGCTATTGTGGGTAGTCCTCCTTCTTGTTTTCTTATGGATATTTTTCCCGATGGGTCCAGGGAGTCGTTTCAAAAAGTACGAAAAGATGGTCCACCCGTACTCGGGTCTGGACCCAACAAGTTGGCAAAGGTTTCTGGACAATCTCCACACGTTCGAACAGTTGGCTTCGACCCGTTTGGATGATGCGGCAGAGGCTTTGTATGCCGCGACGGAAAACATCAAGGACCTCGGGCTTGGACTCCGGCGCGCAGATGACGCTGATATTCAGGAAAAGCTTGCAGAGATGGCGTTTCAGTTGGGATATGAAGGTGAACTCATTTTGAATCAAAATGCAACTCACAAGGGACTTTACTTCTTCCCACGTTACTTAAACGAGACA